GCCCAATGGTGTAAAGTGAAAAAGAACATCGATCCGATCCTCGACATAGTCCTTGGGGCCGCGGCGGACGCGGAGGGCGCGGTCGACGGGGCGCTCGCCCCGGAGGAGACGCCGGTCGACGGGGCGCTCGCCCCGGAGGAGACGCCGGTCGACGCGGGGGTCGACTCGGGGGCCCCTTGATCTTTCGGAAAAATGCGGGGCTCGGCTGGATCCCGAATGAGCCCGATAGTCGGGATTTTGATTTCGACAAGCTCGGGCTCTCGATTCCGCCGCCTCGAATCGATGAAAAATTCTCTCTCCGCGATTTCGCGGGGCCCGTTTTCGATCAGGGGAAAACCGCCTCTTGTGTATCTCAAGCGATAGCGGGGGCGATCGTCATCCGAGAGGCTCGGGTCGGGCTCTCTGCCCGTGTCCCCTCGCGGCTTTTCATCTATCACAACGCCCGCCGCTATAAGGGGACGACCAAGGTCGACGGGGGGACGGTGATCCGAGATGCTTTCGAGGGGCTCAAATGGTACGGGGCCCCCGACGAGCAGGCTTTCCCGTTCTCGACCTCGATCTTCACAGTTAACCGTCAACCCCCTTGGGAGGCGTACAATCTCGCCTTTGGTCGACGCGGGGGATCCTACTACCTGATCCGAGATCGGGGAGAGGCTAGGCTCTCCGCGATTCGAGCGGCTCTTTTCGACGGGCTCCCGGTTTTATTCGGGACGTCGGTCTCTAAATCGTTTCTTTCGTTTCGCGGTCCGGAGGTTATCGAGAGTCCCGCGAGCTCGGATCCAAAGGTCGGAGGCCATGCCATGCTGATCACCGGGATCCAGGCGGGCCCCTCGGGGCGGCTCTTTGAAGTCCGGAATTCATGGGGCGCGGCTTGGAGGGCGGGAGGGTATTGTCTTTTTTCCGAAAGCTATATCCGATCCGACGCGGTCCGCGACTTGACGGTCGTCTCCGGTTGGTCGAGGTTACAAAAATGAATGACGAGAAAGTTTTCCGTTTTGCGCTTTGGGTCTGCTCGGTCGCGTGTTGTTTCGTTTTGGCTCGGGCCGCGGTTTCTTGCGCGGCATGTCCCGAGGGGTCGATCCAATCTCCCGCAAGCGATCCGACTTGCGTCTCCGCTTGTGACAACCTGATCCGCCTCGGTTGTTCGGGGGGCCGCGGCTCGCCCGGGGTCGACGAGCGATTTGGAACACGGGACGATCGATCATGTTCGGCGGTTTGTCGGGAGCTCGAAAGAGAGCCGACTTTTGATTTTCCGCTCGATTGCGTAACCCGGGCCCGCGATTGCAAAGAGGTGGATCGCTGTTTTGAATAAGGGGATCGATCATGGCTGAAATAGTGGACGAGCAAAAAGTCGGGGACGGTCAAGAGGTCGGGGATAAACTCCAAAACCTGATCGCGAATCTCGGGACCGAGCAGGATAAGCGGGAGCATATCCAATACACAACGCGGGTTTTGAGTTATGCGGAGCTCGACGCCCTCTATTCCGACGACTGGATCGCTGCAAAGATGATCGACATTCCGGTCGAGGACATGCTCCGCGAGGGGCGGAAAATATCGGCCCCGAGCTTGTCCGCGGATCAGATCGAGGCGGTCGAAAAGGTCGAGGCGGAGCTTTTCGTCGAGCAAAAATTCGAGGAGGCGCTCAAGTGGTCGCGGCTTTACGGGGGCGCGGTTGTCGTCCTCGGGATCGAGGGGGCGGGAGAGCCCGACGAGCCGCTCGACTTGAATCAAGTCAAGCCTGGATCGCTCAAATTTTTGAACGTGATCGACCGTTTCGATCTCTCGGTTTGGGGGGTCAATATATACGACCCGACCGCCGCCAATTACAGGCTCCCGACCGAATATTCGGTTTTTGGGGCGCAACGGATCCACTACTCGCGAATCCTCCGGTTTACGGGGGCCCGCGCCCCTTGGAGGATCCAGCAACGGCTTAACTATTGGGGGCTCTCGGTTTTACAGCGGGCCTTTGACGTCATAACCGACGCGGAAAGCACGATCCGATCGGTCGCTTCTATGATCTGGGAAAGCAACGTCGACGTAATCACGATCGACGAGCTCAAGCGCCAACTCTCGACGCCCGCGGGCGAGAGCGCCCTCCTCAAGCGGTTTCTCATGGCGAAGATCCTCAAGTCCAATAACAACCTTTTGCTCCTCGACTCGACCGAAAAATATGAGCGGAAAGCGGGGAACATTTCCACAAGTGGGATCAAGGATTTGATCCCGCAATTTTTGGATATAGTCGCGGGGGCCTCGGATATTCCCTCGACTCGGTTCCTCGGTCAATCGCCCGGGGGCCTCAATTCGACTGGCAAGGGCGAGCAGCGGGACTACTACGATTCACTATCGAGCAAACAAGAGAAAGACCTCCGCCCCGCTTGGGCACAACTCGATCAGATCCTCGTCCGGTCTGCTCTCGGTTTCTATCCCGACGATTGGAGTTTTGAGTTTAATCCGCTTTGGCAGCTCTCCGAGCGGGAGGTCGCGGAGATCGAACAAATGAGAGCCGCGACCGACGCGGCGAACATCGGGGCCGGAATCATAACCCCCTCGATTGCGACTGGACGCCTCCGCGATAATCGGACCTATCCGGATTTAACCGACGAGTTCGTCGAGCTCGTCGCGGAGGTCGACGCGGAAAAATTCGAGGAGGCGATCGAGCCCGAGCCCCCCGCGCCCGCGCCCGAGGAGCCCCCGGTCGAGGCCCCCGAGCCCGCGGAGGAGCTCTCGCCCGGAGAGGCTCCGGAGCCCTCCGAGATTCCGAGCCCGGGATCGAATGAATGATCCCCGAAGAGCAAAAGATCGCGATCCGCGAGCAGATCCGATCGTCCCGTCGGAAAGCCGCGGCGAAAGTCGCGGGCGTCCCCTCGTCTCTCCCGCTTGAGGCTCAATACTATCGGGATCTCTCTCGGATCGTCGGGGAGGTCGACCGGCTGATCGAAAAGTCGGTCTTTCCCCTGCTCAAGAAAAATGAAGCGATTTACAAAAAGGCCCCGGGGCTCGCGGTCGCGGACGCTGAAATGATCAAGGGGGTCAACCCGCCCCCGATCCCAAGCCTCCGATCGAAAGAGGCTCGGGACTTATCGGATCTGATCCGCGAGCAGATCGACAAAATCAAAGAGAGCCTCGGGACTCCGCTCGAAAACTACGCCCTGAAAATCGCGACCGACACCGCGATCAAGGGCGGAAAAGCTAACCGGGCCGCTTTCGTCGCGGACATAAAAAAGGCGATCGGGGTCGATCTCAAAAAGGTTTTGACCGAGGGGGGAATCGAGGGCGCGGTCCGCGACTCGGTCCGGGCGAATGTCGCTCTAATCAAGACGATCCCCGAGCAATATTTCGAGCAGATCCAGGGGATGATCTTACAGGGAATCGACGAGGGAAAAGACTTTTTTTCGATCCAGCTCGACCTCCTCCAAGTGAATGAGAAGAACATGAAACGGGCCCGGGTTATCGCTCGCGACCAAGTCTCGAAAATGAATTCCACGGTTAATCGGCTTCGACAAGAGGCGATCGGGATCACTCATTACATATGGCGGACGGTCGAGGACGAGTCGGTCCGCTCCGAGCATAAAGTCTTAAACGGGCGAAAATTCGCATGGTCTGAAATCCCGCCCGGAGGCTATCGCCCCGGGGAGGCGATCCAGTGCAGATGCATAGCGGAGCCGGTTCTCGCGGGTTTCTACAAAGAGGCGAAAGCCCCGGGTTAAAAAAAACGGTTGCAATTCTGAAAAAACCCGGTCAAAATGATCACTAGACAAATGATCAGGGGATAAAATGCTACTTCGAGACGCGGGCGAAATATCAAAAAGGGTCTTTACCAAAGACGGCTTTTTACTTGTCTCCGCGAAAATTGCCAAAGCAGGGATCCAAGAGTACGGGCCCCGAGAGCTCGAAATCCCCGCGGAGGTAAACCCGCCCCCGGTGATCCGCTTGTTACGCCCCGAGGACGAGGTTTTTAAACCCGAGAGCCTCGCGACCTTGTCGAATCGCCCGATAACTCGGAATCACCCCCCGGAATTCATAAACGCGGACAATTGGAAAAAGTACCAGATCGGATTTTCCCGCGACACGATCGGGCGGGACGGGGACAAAGTAACCGCGGACCTAGTGATCCAAGACAAAGCGGCGATCGACGCGATCCAGGCGGGGACCGATCAAGTCTCGCTTGGATACGAGACCGACGTTGATTGGACTCCGGGGGTTGACGCGAAATTCGGGCCTTTCGACGGGATCCAGCGGAGGATCCGCGGGAATCATATCGCCATTTTGGCAAAAGGGCGGGCCGGATCGGGCGTCCGCCTCGACGACCATTCAACCGAGGAGCAAAAAACCATGATTAAAAGGACTTTGAACGGGATAACGATCGAGCTTTCCGACCAAGGGGCGGAGGCTTTTGACGCCCAAAACAAGCGGATCGAGGAGCTCGAAACCAAGATCACCGCGATCGAGACCGCGGAAAAGACCGCGATCACTGATGCAAAAGCGGCGGTTGAGCGGTTGACAGGGGAGCTCGACGCGACCAAGAAGCAGATTTTGAGCGACGAGCAGATCGACGCCCGCGTCCGGACTCGGGCGGCTCTCGTCGACCGGGCCCGCAAGCTCGATCCGGAGGTTGTCGTCGACGGCAAAACCGACGACGAGATCCGGAAAGCGGTCGCGGTGAAATTCGCGGACGGTCTCGATCTCTCCGACAAGTCCCCGATCTATGTCTCCGCTGTTTTCGACACGCTCAAGCCGAAAGCGGTCGACGGGTCGATCTCCAAGCTCGCGGACGCTTTGACGCCCAAGGGCGAGCAGGGTCCGGAGACCGCGGAGGCGGCTCGGGGCCGCATGATCGAGCGGAATCGTAACGCATGGAAAAAGCCCGCGGAGGTCGTCGATCTTTGTGGCGGGTCGAAAAAGAAAAAAGCCTAAAGGCATAGAGGAGGATCGAACATGACCGAAACTTATCAGACCAACATGGTAATTGGATACGCGGGAGGGCTCGCGGATCTCAATCCGGCCCGGACGATCTCGCGAGCGGCGGAGGGCGGGGCGATCGGCTTTGGCCTTGTCGTCTCCCGCGGGACAAACGACGATCAAGCCGTCCTCGGGGGTGCGGTTCCGCTCGGGGTTACGGTGCGGAGCCTCGACCGCGAGGGCGAGCGATTGACCGGGGCGATCGAATACGCGGAGACCGAAACAATGGCGATCCTTCAGAGTGGATCGATTTACGCGGCGGTGGCGGTTGGCGGTTCTCCGGGGGATGTATTGAATTACAACACAACTACCGGAGTGATCGGAATCGGGGCCCCGGGCGAGGGCGAGGCCGAGCTCCCGGGGGTTTTGGAATCGACAGCCGAAGCGGACGCGATCGCAAAGATCCGCGTGGCGCTGTAAAGAGGAGGATCGAAAATGGAAAATCAAAACGTGAAACTGCTCGACGCGGACGGCTCGATCTTCTTTGCCCGCCAGCTTGAGGCCCTCAAAGCCAAAACCTATGATGTCCAATACGCGGATCTCATGTATCGGGCGTGCTTTCCGGTCAACACCTCGACGCCCCCGGGCGCAACCTCGATCGTCTATCAGTCCTATGACCGATCCGGCATGGCGGCGATCATAAACGCCTACGCGAAAGACCTCCCCCGCGTCGACATAGCGGGGAAAGAGGTCTCGACCCCGGTCCGGACGGTCGCGGACGCTTTCGGGTACTCGGTCGACGAGATCGAGAGCGCCCGTATGGTCGGGATGCCCCTTTCACAGCGGAAAGCGGTTGTCGCGAGGCGAGCGATTGAAGAAACCATGAACCGCATAGCGTGGTTTGGGGACGCGGACAACGGGCTCCCGGGTCTGCTCAACAACATCAATATTCCGAGGGGAGACGCCCCCAACCCGGGATCGGGGACGGAATGGTCGACCAAGACCCCCGACGAGATCCTCGCGGACATAAACGGGGCCTGCAACGCGATTTTCGAGGCTACCAAGCAGAAAGAGCGCCCGAACACGCTACTTTTGCCGGTTGCCCAATGGACGCTGATCATGTCGACGCCCCGGTCGATCCAGTCGGATACCACGATCGCAAAATACGTCACCATGAATTCGCCCTTTATCCGGTCGCTCGATTCGATCATTCCGATCAATGAGCTTCTCGGAGCGGGGACGACCCCGGGGGACGACATTATGATCGTCTACGACAAGAGCCCCGAAAAGCTCGAATTGGAGATCCCGCAAGAAGTGATCTTTCTCCCCGAGCAGATCCAGGGGCTCGAATACGTGATCCCGGTCAAGGCGCGGTTTGGCGGGTTGAATATCTATTACCCGCTCTCTCTCGCGATCATGGAAAAGATCTGATCGAGGAGGTTTTCCGGTGGCCTATTCCATGATCTTGAATCGAGCCCCGCGGCTTCTCTACTTGTCGGCATACCGTGACAAGCGGCGGATTAAGGCGATGATTGTCCCGGGAGCCAACCTCGCGGGGAAACTCGGGCTCTCGACCGAGGACGTCGACGCGATCCGGGCGTCGGATTGGGTAAAAGAGCTTGAGAACCGGGGGGAGCTCGAATTTGTAATTGAGGAGCCCGAGGAGCCCGGGGAGCCCGAGAAGCCCGAGCCCGAGCCCGAGCCCGCGCCAAAGCACAAGCGGAAACCAAAGACCAAGACCAAGACCAAGACCAAGCCCGAGCCCGGGCGGGAGCCCGAGGCGGAGGCGGAGGGCTCCGACAGTGACCCCGACGACTTTTAAAACCCGGTATCCGGAATTTTCGACGATCGCGGACGCCCGCGTCTCTTTTTTCATAGCGGACGCGGAGCTCGAAATCGATCCGGACCGTTGGGGGACTTGGTACGATCGCGGGGTCGCGGCTCTCGCGGCTCATTTCCTGGCAATCTCGAAAAAGACCGCCGCGTCCGGGGGCGCTCTTGGCTCTTTGGGCCCGGTTTCGTCTCGATCTATAGGAGACGTCTCGGTCTCTTTCGGGAGCGCCTCGGGGACGGTCTCCGGGCTCTCCGATGACTATTACAAGGCGAGCCCCTACGGTCAAGAATACTTGCGGCTCATGTCGTTGATCGGGATCGGGGCGGTTGTCGTATGACGTCGGGACTCAAGCGCAAGACCCGCGGCGGAGGGGTTGACCTCCTCAAGCGGTCGCTCAAAGACGGGGGGATCAAGGTCGGGATCCTGCTCGGGACGGGGACGCACCCTAACAGCCCCGACGTTTTGATCTCTGAAATTGCTTATTGGAATGAATTCGGGACGAGCGACGGGCGGATCCCTGCTCGCCCGTTTCTCCGGGTTGCTATGAGAGCAAACAAAGCGAAATATCTCACGCTTGAGAAGAAACTGATCCGGGCGATCCTATCGGGACAAATGACAACCGACGCGGCGATCTCGGTCCTTGGGATCCAGGCTCAAACCGACGTACAAGCACAGATCACCGCGACTAAGGATCCGCCCAATGCTCCGAGTACGCTCGCGAAAAAGGCCCCAAAGACGCACCCCTTAATCGATTCGGGTCAACTCCGGCAACATATCGCCTGGATCGGAGTCGATCATGCTTGAGTTTTTCGGGGACGAGCTCGTCGACGCGACTCTATACCGGAGAGCGGCGGGATCCTATAGCTCGGGACAATGGGCCCCGGGGACTGCGACAAGCTCCGCGATCCGCGTGATCGCCCTCCAACCTGTTACCGCTCGGGAGCTTCAAATGCTACCGGACGGGGAGCATGTTCGCAACTATCAAAAGACTTGGTCGACCGCGGCTTTCGACACGCGACAAGGCGGGATCGATTCCGACCGCCTCGTCGTCGCGGGAAAGACTTATCAGATCGTACAGATCGAAGATCGGACCGTTCTCGGAGAATATCGAAAAGCCTATCTCCGCGAGGTTATGAGCGATGAATAACGGGGCGATCTACGATTGGATTGTAGCGTCGACGGGTTTCGACGCTGCGAAAGTGATCGAGGAGCGCCAAAACGGACCGCGACCGGCTCGCCCCTTTATCACTTATGGCTTGACCGCCCTCGTCCCCGGAGATTTTTCGACCTCGGTCCGGAGTCAAGCCCCGGGGCTCGATCCGGACCTCGTTAAAAAGCAATATTTCAACCGGGCAACGATCACGATCGGGATCGACGTTTACGCGGACGGGGGGGAGGAGATACTCGCCCGGCTGAATCAATCGACCTATCTCCGCGCCCCGCGGCTCAAGCTCCGAGCGAGCGGTATGTCGCTCAAGGGCGGGGGGACTGCCCGCGATTTGACCGAGCTCGGGGACGTTTCATTTCGTCCTCGATTCCAAGCCGATTTTGATCTATTATGGTTTAGTGAGGTTTCGGAGACGGTCGAGAAGATCCTCGAATACGTCCTCGGGATGAAGGACGAGGAGACTCAAAACCTTTTTGAGCATTAGAAAAAAGCCCCGCGGGGCGAAAGCGGAGGGTTAAAAAATGGCAATTATCAAAGACCATGTCGACATTCAAGCGATCTTACTGACCGCGAAAGTCCCCCGGGCGAGTTTTGGGGTCGGGCTGTTTCTAGTGGACGACGTCCAGATCCCGCCCGACTCGCGCTTTCGGTACACAACCGAGGCCAGTTTCGCGACCGATTTCGACGACGAGAGCGTCCCGGGCGAGTATTCGCTCGTCTACTTTTCGCAAAAGCGGATCGCGGAAAAGCTCATGGTCGGGCGGTGGATCTCCGCCGCGACCTCGCCTTTTTTCGCTTGCGGCTCCGGATACTCGAAAGACGTCGACGCCCTCAAGCTGGTTGTGGCGGGGGAGTTTCGAGTCGTCGATTCCGAGGCGAACGAGACCGACGTCGCGGGGCTCGACTTTTCCGCGATCACTTCATGGGAGCAGATCATCCAGCTTTTGAATGACGCTTTAGGGGCGCTTGTGACCCCGGACGTCGTCGGGCTCGAAAACGCGGAATTCCGGGTCGACTCGATCGGGCGGCTCGTCCTCGAAATGAAAACAACCGGATCCGCGGCCCCGCTGATCACGATCACGACAACCGAGGGGCCCGACGATATTTCCGAGGGCGTTTTCGACGCGAGCAACGGAAAGACCCGGGGCGGTCTCGACGTCGAGGAGCCGGTCGACGCGATCCAGGCGATTCGCGAGATCGACGACACCTTTTACAATATCCAAGAGCGGGGCGCGAGCGACGATCAGCAGGTAGCGATCGCGAGCTATGTCGAAAGCCAAGACAAGCTTTTCGACCTCGTCGGCTCCGACGCGGCGGCGAAAGATCCGGCGGACGATACCGACGTCGGATCCAGGTTGAAAGCCCTCTCGACCAAGCGGACGCTTGGGATCTATACCGAACATCCGGATCAGTATCCGGACGCAGCGGTCGGGGGTTGCGTCCTCCCCGCTCAAGAGGGGACGACCTCTTTCGCTTATGAAGTGCTCGCCCTTGTAACCGACTCGGGCCTCGATAAGCCCTTGACGACCTCGGAGCGGATCGCCCTCAAAGCGAAAGGTTGGAACTGGATCGAGACCGTCGGGGAAACCTACCTCTATGACGGGATCACTTTCGGGGGAGAGGAAAAGCGGATCATGCTCGGGCGGGACTGGTTTGTCTCGCGGATCATGGAGGACATTTTTACCGATCAACTCAATTCGCCTTTGAACGCCTTTGACAATGAAACCTTGACCAAGATCGAGGGTTTTATCCGGACGAGGGGCGAGCAAGCGATCACGCGGCGGATCCTTGTCAACACACCGGATCGGCCCTTTACGGTCAACCTCCCCGACGCGGACGACATAACCGCGGAGGAACGACAGTCTCACAAGTTGACCCAATACGACGTTTTCAAGGGTTACATAAACAGCGCGATCAACGATTATCAAATCGTTGGAACGTGGGCGATCTAAAGAGGAGGCTTTCCAATGGGGTTTTTAACCTACGATCCGAAAAAAGTTATTATGACCGTCGGGGCGATCGTCGTCCGGGGTTTCGCGGACGGCGAAATGATCAATATTGCCTACTCCGAAGATCGGCGGACCATGCATATAGGATCCAGCGGAGAGGGGCGGCATATACAGGGGGCGAATCTCTCCGGGGTTTGCGCTTTCAAGCTCGCGGACTATTCCCCGACAAACGCCGCCTTTCAAGTCCTCGACGACGCGGGCTCCGAGGTCGCGATCACGATCGTCGACAAGACCTCCGACGGGGCGGGCTTTTTCGCCGCGTCTTGCGTTGTAGCGAAGTCCCCGGACTGGATCCGCGGGAAAGAGGCGGTCGAGCCCGAGTGGAAATTCAACTTTATCAAGGGCGCGATCAAGCACGCGGGAGCGATCGAAACCTGATCGAGATAGGGGCGGGCTATGAAACAGACCGAACAAATCGACCTAGTCGTCGACGTTAAAACGCTTGAGGGCGTCAAAAAATATAACTTTGTCGCTCTCAAGCGCAAAGAAGCGGCCCGGGTCTTTCATGGGGTCTTGGGGGTCGTCGTCGAGGCGATCGCCCGGGTCTCCGAATCGAAAGAGGAGGACCGGGTCGCGGCGATCCTCGACGCAGTAAAAGCCCTGGACTTCGATCGGTTTTGGACGTTGGCCTCGACGCTCCTCCGAAACGCGATAGTCGACGGGACCGAGCTCGGGCCGCTTGATACAACCGACTATTTCGAGACGCGACCCGAGGAGCTCTATATCGCGACTGTGTACGCGGTCTTGGAAAATTGGCCGAAGGTTTTTTCAAAGGTCCGGGGGAGCCTTGCCGGTTTCGTTCCCCCGGACCTAATAAAACCCGCGTCGTCGAGCGGAAAAACAGTCTCGACCCCGGGCAGATAGAAACCTATCAAGTCGCGAGATGGTTTCGGGTTAGTCCCGAGGAGGTTGAAAACTGGACAAACCGGGATTTTTTAGACCGACAAGAGTTTATGCTCCTCGGTCTTGACGCGGAGAAACAGATCGCGGATCAAGAGGCGGCGAAAGTGAAAAGACCATGACCGCGAAATATATAGAGGAGTTTACCGCGTTTCTCGGTTGGGAGGTCGACTCCTCCAACCTCGCGAAATTCGACAAGCAAGTCGAGGATCTCCACAAGGGGATCAAAGAGATCGGGGTCAATTTCGCCAAAGCCGCGACGATTGCCGCGGGTTTCGCGAGCTCTCTCGCGGCTCTGATCACTGTTACCAATAAGCAGACCTCAACCAATGCGAATCTCGCGAAAGCCTCGGGGATCTCATATGCCGGTTTCGAGGCCATGGCCTCGATCACAAATCAATTAGGACTCGGGGCGGAGGCGGCTCTCGACCCTATGAAGCAGTTAAACGCCCGCCTCGGAGCGTTTAAGCGGGACGGCAATCTCGCCCCCGTGCGGGACTCTCTCAAAGCCCTCGGGCTCGATTGGAAAAAGTTAAAGGACTTGACCCCCGAGGATCAATTTGTCGCGGTTCTGGACGCGGCCCGGGGCCTTGAGGACCAACAAACCGCGGTTTCGGCGGCTCAAGGTCTACTTGGGGAGCAGTCCGGGCGGATCGTCGGGTTTCTCCGGTCTCAAAACATGAGCCTCGCGGAAATGATCCAGAAGAAAAAAGAGCTAACCTTTTTGGACGAGGAGGGTCAAGCGGGGGCGCTCGAATACTCGCGAGCCCTCGGTCAGTTTAACTCGGTTCTCGGATCCATAACCGCCCAATTTTCGGGCCTTGCGGGAAAGGCTCTCGCCCCGCTCATTCAAAGGCTTGTGAAGTGGGTCGCTCTCAATAAGACGTTGATTAAAACCGAGCTCAAAAAGTGGGTTAAAGACGCGGTCGACATAGTCAAGCGGCTCTATGACTACCTAGTCAAAATTGTTTCAATCCTATACAAAGTTATCAACGCCCTCGGGGGCTTGGAGTCGGCGGCGCGGCTCGTCGTCTTTACGTTTCTTGCATGGCAAGCCCTACAGTTTTTGATATGGCTCCGGAATTTTATCATAGTGATCCGGGCTGCAACCGCGGCGCAAATTGCCTTTAATATCGCCGCGGCTTTTTGGCCTGCTCTGATCCTGCTCGCGGCGGTTGCGATCGGCTTGATTGCGGAGGATCTTTATCAGTTTTTTACCGGGGGCGAATCGCTGATCGGGCGGCTCCTCGAAAAATTCAAACTGTTTTGGCCGGAGGTTCTCGCGGTCGCGGAGGAATATATCGCCGCGGCGATCGCACAATGGGCGGAATGGTTGGGCGTCTCGAAAGAGGATCTCGATCAAGCCCTGATCGCCATGACCGACTGGTTAACCGAGTTTTGGGGGAATTTTACCAACCTTCCCGCCTTGATCGCGGAGGCTTTCGGATTGGCTTGGGAGGCGATCTCGGGTTGGTTTGATCAGGTTGTCTCGGGCTTTGTCGGGGTTTATAATTGGATCGTGGGTATCTGGAACAAAATCGGGGACGTCATTCGGGGCGGGATCGCGGACTTCAAGCTCGGGCTTCAAAACATCCCTGTGATCGGGCGTCTCTTTCAAGGGGACGCAGAGCTCGCCCCGCCCGCGTATCAAACCCCCTTGACCTATGGGCCCGGAGGAGCTTTCGGAGCCCCTCCGACCCCGGGAGGGGGCTCGGTCGCGAATAATTCGAGCGTCAAAGTCGAGAACAAAATATCAGTGACGCAATCGCCCGGAGAGAGCGGGGCGGATTTTGCGAATCGAGTCGCGGGGATCTTGGAGGAAAAAGCCGCAATCGCGGCCCGAAACAACGCCTCGGGAGTGTCTTACTAATGGGAGTCGCGGCTCTATCCAATCTGATCACTAACCGGGATCTATTAAAAGACCTTTTCGGGTCGGTTCCGAATCTGCTCGGGGAGATCCCGATCGACGTTCTCGTCTCCGAGTCTCCGGTCTATGCCCATGACATAACAAAGCGGCCCGTCGAGGCAGGCTTTGACGCCGCGGACTCTCGGGTCGCTCGCCCGATCGGGGTCGATCTAGAATGTATTTTCACGGATCCACCCCAAGACGCGATCGCTATGCTTTCGGCAACGGTCGCAGCGATCAAGTCGGGAAAATGGATCTCGTCGTCCTGGCGCGAAAAATACTCGGAGCTCCTCCGCCTCGACCGGGAGAACAAAAAGATCACGGTTACGACTCCGCTTGATACCTATCCAGATTTGATGATTACAAGCCTTGCAATCGATCGCAAAGCCTCGACCTCCAACGCTCTTTTTTTTCGGATCTCTCTTGAGCAGATCAAGACGGTAGCCTCGGAGATCGCGACCGTCGCTCCGGAGGACATACCGCAAGACAAAGAGAAAAAGAAGAAAACGCAAAAAGCAAAAAATAAGGACTCGAAAACGCAAAATGAGGGGACGAAATCGACCGAGACCGCGCCCGCGAAATCGGAGTCGGTCCTCTCGAAACTCGGGAAAATGGTCGGGGTATGACACAAGAGATCCAAGAGATCCCCGTCTCGAATACGGTCGACGCGACATTCTCGATCGAGCTCGACGGCAACGTCTACAGCTTGCGATCCCGATGGAACGAAACCGATCAGGCTTGGTTTCTGGACATCGTCGGGATCTCGGTCGACCTCGCTCTTTACGGGATCAAATTGGTTTCCGGTTTTGATCTGCTCGCGGCTCATGGTTTCGAGGAGCTCGGGGAGCTTTGGATCGCGGATTTCGAGGAGGAGCCGATCGATGCAAATCTCGACCAATACGGGGATCGGTTTAAGTTGCTCTATGTTACGCGGGGATCATAATGGGGATCCTATTCGACCGAGCGACCGAGCTCCGGATTTTCGCGGGCGGGAAACGCTTTACAATCCGCGATCTCGATATGGATTTTGACGTCGCTCTCTCCCGCGACTCGAAACCAAACCAAGCGAAGATCACGGTCTACAATCTAAGCAGAACAACCCGCGGACTCATTTCGGAGTCATACCAGGGGATCGAGTTTCTCGCGGGTTATCAGTCAAAGCCCGTTTTGATTTTCCGGGGGACCATGATCCGCCCCCTCCATACGATCGGAGCCTATGAAGTCTCGACCGCCATTTTTGCGGGGGACGGTCAAAAAGAATTCTCGACAAAGATTTTCAATAAAGCGTATGCCGCGGGGACTCCGATCTCTCAAATCTTAAACGATATGGCGCTTGCCCTCGGGCTCCCGAGCGAGGTCGACTCCGCGACCGTCTCCGCGACCTTGACCTCGGGGGCGAGCTTCTCGGGCCGGGTCAAAGATTGTCTCGACAAAGTAACCCGGGATTTTGGGCTTTCGTGGTCGATTCAACACGGTACGATCGAGATCATTGTCGCGGGTCAACCGCCGATCAAGAGCTCGACCGCGGTCGTCTTGAGCTCTGATACTGGTTTGATCGAGTCCCCGGTCTTGACCGACACCGGGATCAAGACCCGGAGTTTCTTGAATCCGGAGATCCGCCCCGCAAGGCTGATCCAGGTTAAGCCGCGATCGACGGTTCTCAATTTTTCCGAGGACACTAAAAAGCCGCCCAAGCTCGACGCGGCGGGGATCTATATTGTCGATCGAGTACAGCATACCGGATCGAATCATGGCGGGGCCTTTGACACCTTGACCGAGTCGGATCTATGGAGCTCTAAAACGAAATGACCGAACGGGATAAAATGGGCCTCGACGTCGCTCTCGGGATGATTTTCGACGGGCTGATCCGCGGTATCCATACCGCCATGATCGCCCAAGTGACAGCCTTTGACGGGGACCGGAGAACGATCTCCGCCCAACCTGTGCTTAAGCGGCTCTTTGAGGGCTCCGACGCCCCGGTCCTCCTCCCGATTTGTGAGGACGTCCCGATCGTCTTTTTGGGCGGCGGGGACATGATTGTCGAGGTCGACGTCGCGGTCGATTCTTATGTCCTTTTGATATGCTCCGAGCGGTCGATCGAAAAATGGCTCTCGTCCGGTGGCCTCGTCGACCCCGGGAGCTCGCGAGCCTTTGATCTCTCCGACGCGATCGCGATCTCGGGGCTGTTCTCTTTTGCCGATCCTGTTTCTCCGGGCGTCGAGCCGAAATCGATCACGCTCCGAAAGCGAGACGGAACCGTCTTTTTTCGGGTTAAGGATGACGGGACGATCCGGGGCGAAAACCCCGCGGGCTTTTTTGAATTGAATGGATCGACGGGTCAAGTTAATATCAATAATAACTGGACGGTGGATCCATGAAAGACGTGATGAACGCGGGCGGGACGATAGCACACAAAAGCGGCCCCATAACCGGGGGAGCTTTTGTCATAACCTCGATCCCCTCGGTCAAAGACAAAGCGGTCGGCTTGGGCGTCTTTCCGAAAGAGGTCGAGTTTACTTTTTCGGGCGGCTCCGCTCCGGGTTGCGTTCCGGGGACGGTTGTCTCGGTTGCGCCGACGAAGATCCCCGCGACTGCGATCAAGGGTAAAACCGAGGGCTCTCCCCCCGTCCGGGTTGGGGATTTTGTAACCATGAACGCCCAAGGAACAAACCCGACTCCGCCGCCCGCGACGGTCGCGGTTTCGGGCCCGGTCGAGGTATCCGACGCGGGACAAACGAAAGTAAAGGCAAATTAATGGGGACCGATTTCGCACTAGATGAAAACGACGCCCTGCGAATCGTCGACAATGATTTCGTTTTTATTTCCGACGCGGAGGAGGTCGCTCAAGCGGTCAAGATCGCCCTGCGTTTTTTGTTCGGGGAATGGAAATTTGACCCGGCCCGGGGGCTCGATTGGCTCGGGACTATGTTCTCGACTCAAACCAGCCTGGAGCAAAAAGAGGCGGCGATCCGGTCGACGATCCTCGGGGTCGAGGGCGTCTCGGGTCTGCTCGCGTTTCAGTTTGCCGTTGATCCAATCAATCGGGGGGCCCTGATCACCTATACCGCTACAACGATCTACGGTATAATCTCCGGGGAGATAGTTACACCATGAGCGAGTTTAACGAAAACGGATTGATCCTCGATCGATATGCCGACATTTTCGCGAAATTGGAGGCGGCTTTCAAATCGATCGCCGGGTCGGGTTTCAAGACGACCCCGGGCTCGGTCGGGGGTCAAGTGACAGCTTTAATCTCCGAAACGGTCGCGGATCAAAATGAGCTTGTCGAGGGCGTTGTAAATGCCTTTGACCCGACCGGAGCGGCGGGGGTCTATCTCTCGAAACTCGTCGCGTTTAATGGGATCGAGCGGAAAAAGCGGGTCGCGAGTGTTGTCGACGTTACTTTAACCGCCAATGCAGCGGGATCGACTGTTCCGATCGGGTCTCTGTTTTGCGATCCCGCGGTCGGGGAAAACTTCGCCCTCGACGCGGAGGTCGTTCTCGCTCCGCTCGAATCGAAAACCGAGACCGCGACCGCGATCAATTTCGGACCGATTGCAGCGGCGGCGGGGACGATCACGAAAATAGTCAACCCGGTTTATGGTCTCGCGAGCGTAACCAATCCAACCGACGCGATCCCCGGACAAGACCGAGAGCAGGATCCGACGCTCCGGACGCGGAGAACAACCGCGGCGAAAGGGTCCGGATCTGCTAATGTCGCGGCGATCTATACCGCGATCGCGAATATTGACGGGGTTATTGCGTGCCGCGTTTTCGAGAATAAGACAGATCTTATCGATTTAAATGGCGTCCCCGGTCATTCGATTTGGGCGATTGTCGAGGGCGGAGCCGACGAGGAGATCGCCGCGGCGCTCTTTGGAACGGTCGACGGGGGCGTCGGGCTGTATGGATCGACCTCGGTCAACTATGACGACCCGATCACCGGGCGAACATACGCGATCCCGTTTGAGCGACCGATCCAAGACCCGATCTATATCTCGATCAATATGCTAAAAAATACGAAATATCCGGGCAACGGGGACGCGACGATCAAGGCGGCGATCGTAGCCTACGGGACTGAGACTTTTTCGATCGGAGACGCGATCGTCCAGTCGCGGCTTTACTCTCCCGCGAATGAGACCCCCGGACATACGATTTCGGATCTTTTTCTCGGGACGGCCCCGAATCCCGCCTCGGAAAGCGACCTCTTGACCGCGGTCAATCATATAGGGGTCTTTGACGCGAGCAGGATACAGATCAATGGGATCTAGACTCGACACCGCTCTTGACGGGCTCCTCCGCCAATTTAAGCGGGAGGAGGCGATCGGCTTTACGATCCCGAAACTACTCGCGGCGATCGAGGCCCGCTTTGAGGACTCCGACGCGATGCTATACGCTCTCGCTTTTTCGCGATGGCTCGACACCGCGATCGGGGTCTGGCTTGACCAGATCGGAAACATTATCGGGATCTATCCGAGGCCCGCGAAACTGATCCCCGCGGAGACGACTTTCGCTTACAGGAAATTGACCGATCCAGGGGATCCTCTCAAAGGCTTTGGCGCTCTTTCGGCTCCGGGGACCGGGGGACATTTCGAGACGATCGCGGGGGTTTCGTCCGGGGAGCTCGTCGACGACGAGACCTACCGATCGTATCTCCGGGCGAAAGTGATCGCCGTCGCGGGCAACACTTCGATCCCGGCGATCTGGACGTTTATAAACAAGGCTTTCGGGGCTGATCCGCTGATAACCCGACCCGCTCCCGGCTTTATCGAGGTCGAGCTCGACGTCGCGATCGCGCCCCATGAGCGGCGGATCCTTGTCGAGCAAGCCCCGATCGGAGCGGGGATCGACATAACGATCAAAAACTGGCCGACTTGAGGAGGTTCTTTATATGGCTATTGCAACTCTAACCCCTTGGGCGAATGGTCTCGGGGCGCTCGTCGCGGTCCCGCCCGCGGGAAAAATGCTTTCGGGTTGGCTCGGAGACGAACAGCCCCCCGCCGATTGGGAAAACTGGATCAATCAAACGACGATCGACAAGATCAACGAAATGATCCCGGCAGTGAACAACGGGATCGACATGGTGAACGGGGGTTGGTATCATCCCGAAAACGTCATATCTTGGGATTTTCGGGGATTCACGATCGCTAACCCCTGTTTTTGGCTTCGAGGGGCCGATAGTTCGCCGTATGCCTTTGTTTGCGAAACCGACGCCGACAACCTCGCGGCCACTATAGGCAACCTCACGGGGAAAGCCCTCCGAATCACAGGTAAATCGGTTTCCCCGACGCGATCGCCTTTCGAGATCGTCCCTGTGGATACGTTACCAACTTTATTTGGAGCCAATAACCGGGGAGATCTTTGTCTGGTCAATGGCTCTTTGGTCTACTATGACAAAACAGGGGGTCAAGCGCGAATGGTTCGATCGGTCGGTCTAACCTCCGAAAACCTGTTTTTATCTTTGGGGGATATGTCGACAAATGAGACCGCGGGCGTCCGCGATTGGAATTTTAACGCCGCGGGGCTCCCAACAAATATAGTTTCCCGAAATGCGCGCCCTTGTTATGCCGCTTGCTTTCCGTTGATCGGTCGCGTCCCGTATTACAATGTTTATTTGAGCTCGATCCAAGTGCGATTGACCCCCGGAGTTATCCGGGCAAACGTGGCTACTAGAATGAGCGTTTTGTTAATTGACGCGATCTCCGGGGTGGCTTTGAGCGGAGTCGTTCGCGACAATGGAACCGCCGCAATTCAAGTTATAACTGTTCCTTGCAATCTCAATCTCGACTTTAGTACGCAAAGCCCGACAATCATCGTAACCCCCGGAACGACAAACGGGATCGACACAGTTCACGAGGTTCAAATCACTTTTAACGGCGTCGCTTTGTAGAGGAGGATCCAGCTATGACAACCGAAACTGCTCTCGACGAGCTCAAAAAAGACATAAAGGAATTACACAAAAAGACCAACCGGATCGGAGAGACGATCGCAGCTTTCGGGGGAAAGCTCGAATATCTTGCAACGAAAGAGGATCTCGTCTCGAATGTCGCGACCGCTATCGAGAAGCACGTTTCGGCATGTCCGCTCGCGAAAGCCCCGACCGGAGACGGGGGCGCGGCGGCTTGGAACACAAAAGCGTTTCTCGGGCTCGTCGGAGCCATCACCGCCGCGGTCTCCGCTTTGGCCGCGGTTTGCTACGCTCTGATCAAAAACTAAGCTTTGGGGGCGTTTTCGGCTCGGTCCGCCGCGGCTCCGAGGGCGATCCGGTATAGAATCAGATAGCCGATCAAGTCGTCGACATTGTCGAGATACTTTCGGAGATCGTCCCGCGTCCCCCTGGCAACTCGGGAGAGCTTGTCGTCGATCCTCACTTCCAATTGAGCAACGGGCGAGGCTCCGCGAGCAAAGAGCCGGATCGGGTCAAGAGCCGAGTTTCCATAGCGGTCATTTTTGACGAGTAGCAAGGCGGCGATCCGCCGCGTCTCGATTTCGATCTGTTCTCGGATATTCATTGATCGAGCTCCGCAAAAAGGGCCGCTTGTGACATGAGCGGGAATCGAAAACGCAGATCGCCTCTTTTGGCGGATAGCTTTTTGACCCAAGCCGCCCAATGGTCGGAGCCCGGAGCGACGAGCCAAAACCCCCCGACTAGATCGAGATAGCCCTCGACCGGGTCCGCGGGAAAAACGATAACCGTCGGGTTTTCGGTTGTATGTCCCGCCTTTTTATGAGCGTAAACCCGCCCCCCAATATCGAGCTCGACCATTTTATCGCGAAAGCGATCCGCGAATCCCCCGTCGGTCCCCGGGCCTATGTTCTCGACGTTTGAATCGGGGAGGTCATTCTCCGCGGTTGAGCAGGCATAGAAGATCCAAGTAACCGAAAGGTCGAGAAACGGTTTCGCCTCGGTCAAAAAGGCCCCCGCGCCCTCGCGGGTTAATCCGAATTGGATCCCCGAGGCCCAACCGTGACAAAAGCAGACGACAACCTCGATCGAGGATCTCGGATCAGAGGGATCGTAAAGGCTTTTGATCCCATCTAAAAAAGCTCTTTTTCTCCGAGGAGCGGAGACGCGACAGTCGATCCCGATCCTGTTTTCGGGGGGGATCCCATACGTTTTACAAAACGCCTTTGACTCGGGAGCGAAAGCCCCGGTTGCGTCCGCCCAAGGCTTTCCGGTTTTCGGGTTGATCCCGGGCGTGTTTTTCGACGAGTAGAAAACAGCGATCATTTTTCGGCCTCCTCTTTTTGTTTCTGGTAGCGTTTCAAAGCCTCTAAAAGTCCGGACTGGCGATCGGCTTTCTCCTCCAACCGGGCCGCGACGACCTCGTCGATCGTCCCCCGGGCGATCAGCCTATGGATCCGAACGCGGCCCGAGACCCCGGGGCGATAGATTCGCCGGTTTAGTTGATCGTAGTCCTCGGGCGAATCGGTCAAGGTGATCCAGGCGATATCATTCCCGCCCCCTTGGAGGTTCAAACCGTGCGAAATGCTCGCGGCTTGGGCGAGCAGGATCGGGATCTCGCCTCGGTTCCATTTGTCTATGATGGCTCGGGACTCCGAGCCCGAGGTCTCCGCCCCGAGATAGGGAACGGGCCCGAGGGCTTTTCGGAGGCGGGTTGTCTCATGCCGATAGATATGAGCGATCAAAAGGGGCTTTCCCGCGAGCTCGTCGATTAGGTCGACGAGGGCCTCGGTCTTTTGGTTATGCGTTTCGACAACCGTCCGGGCCCCCGCAAAGCCGAGATCCTCCTCGGTCGAGTAGAAACCGCCCGAGGCGATTTGACGGCAAAGCCCATATTTATGAGCCGCGGACCGGGCGAAATGATCCGCCCCCTCGACCTCCGCAAAGAGCCTCTTTTCCATTTCACGGTAGATCCGGGCGGCTTTCGGGTCGAGGTCGATCAGGATGTCATTGATCAAGAGCTCGGGGAGGTCGAGGGCGGAGTCGTCGATCCGCAAAACCAGGGGGGCGATCTTGCGGTTGATCGCCTCGTCCGCCCCTGCTCGGGGCCTCCAATTGAATCGCATATAATCGACGGGCTCGAAATAGAGATCCCGAAATCGAGAGAACGATCGCCCGAGGGTCTCGCCCCCGTCCAGTAAAAAAACTTGGCTCCATAGGTCTTGATACGAATTGGGGGCGGGCGTCCCCGTCATAACGATCCGCCTCGGGAATCGGTCGAGGGCTTTTCGGAGAAGCTTAAACCGTTTCGATCGGGGGTTTTTGAATTTTGTCGACTCGTCGACGACGAGGAGGTCTATCTTGACCCCCCGGAGAGCGTCGAGGCCCCATTTGAGCCCCTCGACATTGATCAATAGGACTCTCGCCCCGCTCTCGACTGCTCGGGCCTTGCGGGGCCCGTGTAGCAGCGCCCAAGAGATCCCCCTAAACTGATCCCATTTCGCGATCTCCGCGGGCCATGTCGAATAAATCGCCCGGAGCGGAGCGACGACGAGAACACGCTCGACGAGCTCCGCGCCCTGTAACAGCTTGATCAAGGCGAGAATGATCCCCGTCTTTCCGAGCCCGGGATCGAGAAACAGCCCGCCCGAGCCGCCTCGGTCTAGCAGAAACCGGATCGCCTCGGTCGAGTAGGCTCGGGGCTTATACAGCATAGAAGTCTAAAAACTCTTTCGCGGAGGCCCAAGAGTCGCAATAGGCCGCGATAAACCCGAGGCGGTTCAATTGCGACATATAGAGGGCTTGGTTACGCCGCGGCTTTTTGCCCGGGGCTTTGAATTCGAGAAACAACGCCCGCCCGCCCGGGCCCAGAAAAAGCCGGTCCGGAGCGCCCCGCCGCCCTGGATCCTTGAATTTGATCGCGTAAAACCCGAGCTTTTCGGCATACGCGACGACCCGGTCCTCGATTGGTTTTTCGGTCGCTTTCATTTCGAGCCCTTTCGGTTTAGTGGTTTGCGGTCTGCAATGATCTTGTCAAAAGGCATTTTTGCGATCCGCCTCCGCCCCTCCCGGGTCGAATACCGGACGAGATAGACCTCGCCCTCTTTCCGGACAATGACCGCGGAGGCGATCCGCTCGTCGGGCGTCCATTCGAGAACGATCTCGACCCGCGCCCCGGGGCGCAACCTGCCCGACGCGAAAACAGGGATCGGGAGCCCGAGTCGATCTCCGATTTCGTCGATCCAGTGTCGCGACATTTTACCGGCTCCGAAATCTCCGGACCGCTTCCGAATACTCGCGATCCCGTTTGAGCGCCCCGGGGACGAGGGGCGAGCAGCGCCCCGACAAGTAATTATTGAAAGCCTCGACCATGTCCGGACATTTGTCGATCGACTTGCGGATCCAATGGACTCCGCAAGCGATTTGCCCGTCGACGGTGCGGAGATCGAAATCTCGGATAACGTGCGGCCCCTTGCATTGGAGGAGTCCGATCTCGCCCTTGGGCCCCTTGAGCCCGGGGATCCATGACGACTCCAAAGAGATCGAGACCGCGACGAGCAAGGGGTCGATCGAGTATTTTTCCGCGTGTTTTAACACTTTGGGGACGAGGCGGAGCGCCCGATCTGCTCTCCCCCGAGGGCTCTCTCGAAAAAACCAAGTTACATAGTTTTTGACCTCGGAGAACGATCGGACATAATTTTCGACCTCGGAGGGCGGGCTCGGAGCGGCCCCAAGCAATAGAACCGACAAGGCGATCAGAAAAAACCATTTCATTTTTGAAACCTCTTTCCCCTCCAACCGGAGGCGGCGATCGGACAGTTTCCGATCCATTGGGGAGCCTGCGACATGATTTCGACGAGCTCCTCGACTGTCCGCTCGCCCTCGTCGATTTCCGAAACGACCTCGTCATGGATCGACGCGACAATCGGAAAACCTGCGTTTTCTAGTCTTAGCATACTTTCGATCAGAATGTCCCGGGCGGTCGCTTGCGTTACGTTCTCGACCAATTTCCCCCCGTATGTCCCGATCCGGGTCCATTTGTGAGACTTGGGATCCGTCCCCATATATGAGAGATCGGGCTCGACCTCCGGATCGTAGTAATGCAACCGCCGCCCCGAGGGGAGCTCGATCGCGAGCGCCCGCCGCGGCTCGTCGACCATGAGAAACCGAACGGGGATCGGCTTATACTCCGGGGCCCGGGCGATAGCAGATCGACCCGAGAGAATGACGCGGCGGGCGGTCTGCTCATAGATCGACCACAACTTCGGGACTTTCGAGAACCGCCGCCGATAGGCTT